CGAGGGAAAGGTAGGCGAGGAGATAGACGTTCTCGATCTTCCCATGTCGGACGAGAAGCTCCTGAAGCTCCGAAATGACTGGGAGTCCGCTTATGCTACCTATGAATCAGCCGTAGCCATTCCGACGCGGCAAAGAAATCTGCGAAGCTATCTCGGACGGAACGGACTGGGCGAAGTTCCGGGGGAAGATGAGATAGTCGCCGCCAACCTGCAATTCGAGTCAGAAGAGACATTTTTACCTGCGGCGACGGCTCAAGACCCGTCTCCATTCGTTTTTGGAGCGAACGACCAAGGGGTGAACGCATTGTCCCAAAAGGTTCAGACGATGCTCCAGTTCCATGCGCAACAGCTTCTCCTGCGAAGGAAGATAGCCGTCATGGTCAGGCAGTGGTCAATCAACCATCTGGGAGTCCTGAAGCCCGGCTGGAACGCCGACATAAAGGACGTTGCCATCGAGAACCGGAAGATACAGGACTTCATCTTTGACCCGAACGGATATGTTGATGTCTACGGAGATTTCAATTCATGGCTCGGAGAAAGAATCTATGTGACCGCCGAGAGGTTGTGCGACCTGTTCCCCAAAAAGACGGCAGACATCGTTTTGGAAGTCGATGGGAAAATGGGGACTAAGTGTTGCTATACGGAATGGTGGAACGACGACTACTGCTTTACGACCTTCAAATCCGGCTCAGGAAGGGGAGGGATAGTGTTGGACAAGCACAAGAACGAGTTTTTCAATTACGAGAAGCAAGAAGACCAAACACCCGACCCGTTGACCGGACAGGTGAAACCCGTCAAGCGGAATCACTTTGCCATTCCCAAGAAGCCGTATATCTTCTTGTCGGTATTTTCATTACAAGAGCGCCCTCACGACATCACGGGACTCATCGAACAGAACATCCCGAACCAGAGGAAAATCACTCGGAGAGTCGAGCAGATAGACAACAACGTCAGTCAGGCAAATAACGGACTCCTGTTCAGCGAGGACAATTTCAATCAGGAAACGGGCAAACAGGCGTATGACGCTTTGACCAAAAAAGGGCATGGAGGAGTCTTAGTTCCGAAGTCCGAGAAAGGTGCAGGCGCGGAGGGCGCAGTGATCCGCTTGGACGCTCCTAGTTTCCCCACGGCGGCATTTGACGACCTAGAGAACTCCGAAAACCATCTCCGTTCCTCGTGGGGTACGCAAGGGATAGCTTCACAACAGCAGAAGCCGGACGAAACAGCGAGAGGAATGACCTTGAATCAGGGACGGGATACTTCGAGGATTGGCGGCGGTATCGGGGATGTCATCGAGCAGTCTGTAGCCAAGTCGTGTTTTGACTGGCTCGTACAGCTCTATTGCGTGTTCTATGACGAACCCCATTTTGGGGCGGTCTTAGGTTCTGGTCAGGCGACGGAATATGTCGAACTGACGGCGCAAGAGATGAATCAGCAGTTGGTCGTCGGCGTGACCGCGAACTCCATGCAACCGAAAGACCAGATTTCGGAGGGCAATCAGGCTATGAGTTTGTACTCCGCAGGTGCTATCGGGCCGAAGACGCTTTTAGAAACGGTCAACTTCGCCAACCCCGATGACGCGGCAGAAGATGGTGCTTTCTGGACTTACTCAATGAAAGCAGATGGCGGTTTTTCTTACATCGAACTGAATTTCCCCGAACTGGCACAGAAATTACAGCAGATTCAACAGCAACAGCAAGCTCAAGCCCAACAAGCCCAAGCCGCCCAAGCACAACAGGAAGCGCAGGCTGGCCAGCAACAGCTTCAATTAAAGGGCGCACAGGGACAACAGCAGATTCAGCAAAAGGAAGCAGCTCATCAGCAACAGATGGCTCACGGCGAACAGGCGCACCAGCAGAAGCTCCAACAGTCGAAGGAGATTGCCAGTGCTGCACTTGCCGCTAAGACGGCAGGCACACAACCAAAGTAGGTCGATAATACACGAAAATAATAAATAAATTAAAAGTTATAAAATACGAAATACATAAATATCATGAGTAAAATAGAGTTTACATTTCAATCAATCAAAGTAGCCCTCGGAATCCTCATCGCATTCCTTGTGTTCGGCTACGTCAAGCCGGTTCAAAAGCTCGGTTCTGTTTACGGCAATCCGGCGTTCAACGATTATGTTGATGCTGTTGCGCCCACGACAACCCTCGCTAACTATCCTGGTATTCTCCACACGATTACTGTGGCTACCCCCGTGGCAAGCTCGGTCATTAATGTGTATGACAGTGCAAGCAGTGTTCTTACGCCCGCGACCAAAGCAACGGGTACGTTCACTTTTGGAGTTTCATCTACCTCAACGTCAACGGCAACGGGTACTTACTTCGGTTTAGTGAATGGTCTTACGATAACGAGCGCATCCCTAAACAATGGGTCTACCTCCGTTGCAGTGGCAACCGCTTTCGCTACGGCGGTAAATGCTTCCTCGACATCCTTGAACGGCATAACGGCAAGTTCCGCAAGTAATGTGGTCACTTTGACTGCTCCCGTCCAATCCGTTCCATTCACTCTTTCCGTGACTAGCTCGACGCAGAATGGTTTGGCGGTTGCGAGTACCTACACGGCTCCGACAGGAAGTCCTGTTATAGCAACCATCTCCATCCCCTCAACTCCGATCACCGCTCCCTTCACCCTGACGTTCGACAACATCATGGTAAACGGACTCACGGTCGTCCAGTCGGGGGCGACATCAACTCTGACGGCGGAGTATCAACAAAACTAAAACTATAAAAATATGGCGGATATTCACAGAACCAAACACGTTCCCGAATCAGTAAGTTCTTATTTCGAGCGGGAGTTTCCATCAAAAGCAGGACATTCACATAATTATTATCATTACGAAGGCTCGAAAGGGCAAAGAGTATATGGCAACGAAGTGTCTAAAAATGGTAAGTTTTATCATAATGCTACTCAGGCGACGGAAAAAGAATATGAAAAGATGAATAAGAAATCTTCCCCCGCCAGAAGTAAGGCGTTGGAGAAGAATAAGGAAGCTGGACATAAAATAGCTTCTGTAGTCGCGGACCAAAGAGCGTATGAGAAAAGAAATCCTAATTCTTATTCATATCCATACTGGCAAGCTAAGGCGTTAGAAGAAAAATATCCCAAACAGACAGAGGCTTATGGGAAAAAGGTTGGATCAAAAGGAAAATATTTTAGATAATTGGTAATTCTCACGATTAACATGCCCTTCAAATCAAAAGCACAGGAACGAGCAGCGTTTGGCGGTTATCTCGGCAAGGAGATGAAATCCAAGGCGAAAGAATGGGCGGAAGAAACGCCTAGTCAGAGTAAGTTGCCTCTCCACGTTAAAGGTCGTAAAGAGGCGAAGACGAAAGCATTACATAAGAAAAAATAACATGCCAAAGGAAAAAGAAGCCAAGAGCAACGCTTTGAAAGGTGCGCTCATCAACAACATCGGCTATTGCCCGGAGTGCGGTCATAAGCATAAAAAGGGCAAGCATGACAAGGAAGAGAAGACCGAAAAGAAACACGGCAAGAAAGAGGAATTGGAAGAGCGGGAAGATGACGAGGAAGAGGAAGAAGAGAACGGCGACGAGAAGTAAGCTGTGTAATTTTGTATAGCTTTTACACAGCTCAAAAAGCTAGCAAAATTGGTCTTGCCTGTAAAGCATCTCAGACCTAAAAGATGGAGAGCTTGTAAAAAAAATCCCCTGCGAAGGGTAACTAATCAGCCTGAATAAGGCATAACATCATGAATAATGAGACAAGTCAGTTTTTGAAAGATTTAGGTGTTCCCGAAGAGTCCATATTGGACAAGCCGCTCAAGACCGGCGATGACACCCCTGAAAAGGAAGAGGAGTCGAAGGAGGAAGAACGGTTCAAGAATCGGTATACGCGCCGGAGAGAGAAAGAGGCGCAGAGGTTGCGTGACGAGATATTACAGCTTACGGAACGCGTGAAGGTTTTAAGCGAAGTAGGGAAGTTCAAGGAAGAGGTTGGCGACGACGAACTAAAAAAAGTCGAGGCCATCTTCGGTACTGACACTCCCGAAAAATTAGCGGCGACGAACATTCTCAAGGAAGCACTTTCTGGTTTGACCGAAAAGGCAAAACGAGAAACCCTGCAAGAGATACAGAACCGCGAAGGCAACGAAACCGAAGCGCAGAAGGAAGCCGACAGCGAGGTGGAAGATTTCCTAGATCGCGTCGAAGAGGATTACGACCTTGATATGTCAGACGAGAACGTGCGAAAGGGCTATATAACCCTCATGGAGAAAATGTCTCCCAAGTACGACGACGGCAATATCAAAGAGTTCGCAGACCCCAACTCGGTAGCGGAGACCTACTTGGCTCTCCAGAAGCGTCAGGGTTCGAGCAAGGCCAAGGAATTGGCGGCTCGGTCAATGACGCGAAGCGGAGAATCCCAGCCCTCACGGTTGCCCCAGAACGCGGTAGACCGATTCATGGAAGAGAACGGACTCACGGGCAGTTGGTAAATAAATTAAATTAAATTACAAAAAATATGGCAGGAGGTACAGCACCAAATGTCACTATCCAGTCAGTAACCAATCAGTATTTGGCCCCGAAATGGTATGATTTGACATTAAGGGACAATTATTTCTTCGGCAAGCTGATGGAGAAGACAAAGAAATGGGACGGCAGTCAGATGTTGTTCCCTAAACCTTAATGGGGAAATAAAATTGACTCTAATATACGGCAAAGTTCCCAAGAGGCGAAGCCCGTAAGGGTTAGCACAAACGGATAATGCCGACCAAGCACATTGTAATTGATATAGGGATATGGTAAGATAATTATATGAATAAAATACAATTATCTTATGTTGCGGGTTTCTTTGATGGAG